CGGGTTACCAGTGGATACTATAGTGGTTGAGGCATCACCAAATGCTTCTAAACTAGCTCCAACAATACCTTGTTGGGCTGGAACAATCATAGCATTCATGCCACCCCTATAAAAAGCATACATTTGAGCAACAGCAGAATGTGTATCACAGGATTGATTTGCTCCTTGAGCAGCTCCACTCACCGAATTCATTGACACAATTGTGGTATAAAATGGATAAAACGACATTGTTAGACCACTGTTGCCACTGGTGAAGGCACTCTGATTAATTGGCCCGTACCTAGAAATTAGCTGCTTGGTACTGGATGAGTATTCACCCATGCAACGCTGTGCGTGCTTAAGATTTGCTTTGGGTATGACAGTATTACCTATGTTCTCATTTGCAAGTTCACGACAATCCATTTGTGGTGAAAATGGTAACATGGATGAATCTGCTGGGACTTGAAACTCGAAATCATCACCACCTGAAAAATAGATTATATAATCGATTGAAGAAGCGGCATTTTCTGGGTTTCTCAACTCATTCAGAACTAATAAGTCAATTCTGCCTATTGCTTCTGACACAGGTCTATAGTCACTCTTAGCTAAATATGGTAATTTAAATGTAAACTCAGACCCACATCTAAGATCTATGATCTCTCTAAGAGATAAGATAGCCGTGCTAACAGTTGGCACTACGGATACGGAGTCAGTTGGTGTAAAAGTTAGTTGCACTCGACCTGTATGGTAATCCGTCTTTGCAAATTTTATAGTCATATTTATTGAACCTCTATAACAATCATATAGGTTCGATAGATAATATATAGGTGGACCACAAGCATAATTAACAGTGTGCGTTGAAACCACTTTTGAACCGCTAGAATACAAACCTCTAGGTGAAACAGAGATATTATAAATAGATGTCCCAACAGTAGATGCGTTACTCCATGTACCATAACTAATTGGTGCACTAACGCTATTGAGAAATTTTAAAGACATCTCATCTTCATTAGTGATAGAACAATCTAAAGCTCGACCTAAAGTATTATCATGGCACAGTGCCAGTGAATATGCTGTGTCGATACCATCAGAATTGGCGGCATAGTGCTGAAGCTGTCTTGATACAGAATGTGGTGGTTGGTCAAGATGTGGCTTAGACCATCCAAAGAATGATGCAACTCCACTAGATCCTCTCAATACCCAAGACAAGGGTGTTGCAATGTCGGAAAGTATGGGAATATGAGAAAATGAGTCAGCTATATGAGATGCTGCCATCAGCCCAGATGATATTAATCCCCCATTCATAGCAACAACTTCTGTTTTTGGAATAACCTTAGCTTTGTACCTCTTCTTAGAGACCGAAGATTGGGGTACTATTGGTGCAGCTAACTCAAAATCTTCGAAATGCAGATAGACAGTTACAAAAGCTGCTGTTTCACCAGAGGCTCCTGTTCGCAATGGTGTAAGAGCAGTAATGGCAAAGGAACCCCAATCATATTTCCCACTTTTAATATCGCACCAATTTGAAGGCGCTATGTAAGGAATTTCCATAACACCTCCTGCATCTCTACAATCTATTTCTAAAGAGGGTTGTTGACGTTTAGTAGTGATATTTAAATTGTGTCGAGCATCATATGATGGGTCTGCTGCATTAATTTGCGCATAACAAGGCAAATAGTGCACTAATAGTTTTCCACTTTGAAATGGATTAGCATTTAAATTAACTGTCAGGATTGCTTTACCTCTAACCAATTGGTATCCGGATATCTTGTTACTCCACGAAGAAATGGATTGTAAATAAGACACAATACTTTGCATGGATAATATATAATCATTTGTGTTATTCGATGTAGAGTAAGTATATGTTCCAATAAGATATGGTTTGGCAAGAAAATCCGTGATTGATTGCTGTTGAACCACTATGTCATCTTCTATAATGTATGGAAGGGGCATTTTTGTTACGGTAGAATCAGTAACAAATGTTGTGGAAGATGTTTTTATAGAGGATGATCCTTCCTCTTCTGTGCTAGGCATGAAAGAGCTAGCTTCTTTTTGTGTTGCAGAGAGTTATTTATTTAGGACGTGACGCAAACTCATTGTCTAGCCCGATTCGATTGTCTGGATTTCGCATTCTCATGCAAGGCATCCTGATTAGTATGTGTAAAAACACAACCTTTGCTACGTCACCATAGCAGTACTATTTCCTTAAAATCGAATGTGAAACGGAATAGCAAGATCACATGATGACTGATTCAATTATTTTCAAAATTGTAAATACCAATTAGACTCTATAAAGGCTTTATATAGAGTGGTGTATAATCGCACCGCGATATAATATATGATTAATCTAATCACTATTCAAACTCATTATCACAAGTGATAATGTAGTGAAAACAGCTTTCATAATCAGATCTAATTGGATGAAAATCAAGTTTTTCGGCACTAGCTCTCAAAATCTTTGGAGCTAGGGCTTGAAATTTATCTTTTCCCCACAATGAAAGCTTATCCAAAAGTGTTTGAACAGACTTCTGGACGCTGTCTGGATCACCAGATTTAGTTTTGGTCCAATAAGGCATTTCCAGAATGCTCAAAAGTTCCTGCGGAGCAACATATCTTCTAATATTCTCATTAAATATAAATCCACACTTGAGAAATGAACACTTATCCAATGTTCTAACTCCTAATTCTTCTGTTTCTTTATCCTCTGATGTGTAAATCATACCAATCTTTGCAAACTCTTCTGTAAATAATTGCTGATTAATACCTTTTTCTACTAAATCCGTGGATATACTTATGCCATTATCATCTCCATATGTGATGACACGAAGATTGGATTCTATATAATCAAAATCTGGCATAATACTGGGATAAAAACATTGATCTGAATAACCATATAAACCATGTGCCAAACAATATCTGATCATTATGCAATTACATATAGAGTTAACAAATGTGGTTAGAGGAGTCCCAGAAGGGTTGGAACCACTCCATTCATAGGCATAGCTTTCTCCATTCACACTTGCAATATGATTCGAATTTACAACATCCTCAAACAAAACTCGCCTAACTCTTCTTTCAACAGGGGTGCTATTAATATAGTAGGATTCTATAACGTGTAAACATTGATACATAATTGTAGGGGATAAACTAGCATCATACCTAGAGAAATCCCCAAAAATCATATTGTTACCAACAGATAAGAGAGTGTCCGCAATAATATGCCAGTCTGCTGAAAAAGGATTGACTCCTACACAAATACCATTAATAATTTTGTTACTTTTTAACCAACGCGTAAAATCTCCAAAATACATTCTGCTAATAATTGTGTAATCTAGCGGTGCGGCAGAAAACAATCGAGTCTTGCCTTGTTTTGCTTTAGGAATTGGTCTTCTTTCATCCTTGAGATAATCAATATAGTAGTATTGTGGACGAACTCCAACAGACATCTTTTTAATGTCGAGCATAACCTTATTTCTAAGTTCTAGCGCTTTAGGATTCAATAAGTCAAAATACTCTTCATCTCCAAAGATGAATTTCTTTCCTTTACCGCAAGCTTCTAAACAATATGGATAACCTGCTGAAGTCGATCGGGGAATTGATTTATAACTACCTTCAATACCTATCACTGCTTCCTCGAAAGTGAAAATCCGTGGTACAATAAATTCATCTTTTATAGAATTACGATGAATTTGATTGATATAACTTCGAGTACACGCTCGCAATAGACCCATATCAAAGGCTTTGAAATGTGAGCTATAATTCTTTCTGGCAATGACCCAAGGATCCAAATCGCCCTGCCTTCTCAACATGGCAGGACAGTAGGTAGATTCACCCCAAGCATTATGTAATGGGCTTGGAATAATATTGGATTCTGTAGGGATGGGAACTTTCTTTACTTTACTTTTAGTTAAAAATTTATTAGAAAACTCAAATTGATCATCTGCAGATTGTATCACAAGTTCGTTAACAACGCAAATATCAGAAAATTTTTCCTGCGTAAAACCATCATCAATGACCAAATCTCTCATGAAATCTTCAATCGATTCTCTATCAATGAACGCACTCATACCCGTATTTTTTCCATTACCAGCAACATGAATTCCAATGAGTTTTACGGTTTTTAAATGAGAGTCAGTAGCGAAAAGCGGCAATCCACATTGTCCTTCCTGAGTGGCAATAGGATACATAAAGTTATATTCGTTTTTGTAATTCGAATAATTAACTGCACCAACCATTCTGCCAGTAATAGTGTGCTTACTTAACTTATTTTTATCATCAAAATCTACAAGCGTCATGCCAAAAGATCCAAAAATTTTATCATCTTTAGCTGTAGTGAGAAATTTAACTATGTCTTTACTATCAAATTTTACATTTACATAACAGTAAATAAGGTCTATCTCTGAATCATTATACTCAAAGAAATGTAGATCCTTAAAATTAAACTCAAAAGACATTTCTGGAGATGAAGCTTTCACAAATTTGATGATTATAATTTTACCATCATCGGTCTGTTCAGTCCACCTATCATAATAATGATGTGGAATAACACCCAACTTGCCTTTTAGAAAGAGAAAATAACCTTTTCTTTTTCCATCGACTTCCACAAAATACAAGTTATTATTCACTACTGTATTAATAACATCATGTGCATTTTGATTGCATTGTGCAATTTGGGTTTGTAATATTCCGACTCTACGAGCCTGATGTCTCTTAGCACGGAGTGGTGCTTTCTTTTCCTTTTCATATTGTTCAGAAAGGGGTGGTTGTAAAAATTTACAAAAGATTCCTATAATAGGTATCATTATACCTAATGCTATCAAATATCTGTTATTATATAGACATTCTATCGCAGGATTTACGAAATCAGTAGCAATTTCATCCATAGCAATTTTTGTTAGCTTATCCATCTCCAAACATTCATATAATGAACGACGGAAGTGGTTGGCCATTGGATCAACGGTAGCTCCATATGTTCCCTTCATCTGTGGTTTTAAGTCACCCCATTTTGATCTATGCATTTTGATGCTATCACGTATATTCGAGGAATGATCAGATAAAAGATTATCGCTCTTAACTTTACTCCTCAAATAGTCGGCAATAATCAAATCTGAGACTTCAGAGTAACTCATGGGTGCACCAGAGTAACAACCAGCTAATATATCATATCGATAATATTCTAGATGTTTCATATCGAAATCACTAGTCACTAATTTACTAGTGTCTAAACGCCTCATCCAAATCCTTTGTTGATCAGGTAAATCGTCGAATTTCAGACTACTTTCTAGACAATATTCAATTTTCGGAACACATATAAATTGATGTTTAAATCTGCGTGTTACGGCTTCGGGAGCAATCATTGATGTTATATCTACTTTTCTAATATTTCCCGTTCCTATAACAAATTCGGATAAGAAGTTAGTATTTCCCTTATCTTCCAGATGTGCCATATGTAGAGGAAAACTCCATGTATTTATCATTCTTATAGCAGCAAGAAAGGCTTCATTGGGAGATCCAACTGCATCCTTCATGGCTCCAAACTCATCTATTACAGTAAAGAATTGTCCATGATAACCATCGTGATATTCTAATTCTGGGATATAATTATAAACATGATCTGCATAATTATTGATAAATGATTCTAACTTCTGATCATTCATAACACAAGCTCCTAATTTACCTATTAACATAGGAAGGGATGTTGATTTTCCAACACCGCTAGGTCCAACTAACAGAACACCAATTGGCTCACGACGTGGACCATTTTTAAAAATGTTAGCGCGCTTGAGTTTTTCTATAATGGGGGTTAATGATGCTTTTAAAGCTAATGCTTGTTTTTGGTATTCAATATATTCTTTTGCTTTAGGAATCTTAGCTATTAAAGATTCAATTCTTCTACCAAACTCAAACATTTCCATAGCAAGATCATAATCAAAGTTTTGTCCATGTTGAACACTCTGAAGCTTAGCTTTTATTTCTTTAGTTAAAGTATCCAACTCAGGAAAGAGAGAGAATGAAATCTCGTCAAATCCTGCTAAATTCCTAACAAAATTTATAGCTTGAGTTGTTAATGATAG